TATGTTCTCTGGATCATCCACGTTCCAGATATGCTCACCTAAGTAAGCGTCCTCAAGCCAAGCCTCTCCAATGGTGCTATAAAGCTCCACAAAAGCCGACTGTGAAATTGTTGGTTTATTTGCCATTGTCATATCTCCTAATCATCATTTTCATCATACCAACAAAGACCATAACCTAAAAAATAAAGCCCATCTTTGTTTGGTTCTTGGTTTAGATAATCAAGCCAAAATTCCTCTTCATCCCAATCTGGATTAAAAACTTTTGGCACATTGTCATCCATTATTTTATCAAATACTTCTTTGGTAACGTAAGGATTTAACCAACCATTCCAACGTTTACCTAAAGGATTATAGAAACCCTCATAAATAGGATCATTCTCATTATCAAAAAATCCAAATCTAACTTTTACATAATCTTTCATTGTCATTTTTCCTCTGTTGTCATGCCTTTGATTAAGCATGGGATGTGGGCAACGCATTGCCCAACACCGATACTTAAGCAAACAATACGATTGCAAAGATCATAGCGATTGCAACCGCGCTTAAAATGGTTTCACTAATCATCCTTTTTCACCTCATATTTTATGTATTGTTTTAAGTTTCCTAATTCGGCTTGAGCAATGCGTATTCTTAGCATTGTTCTCTCAAGAAACTTCTCTGCATCTCTCAACTCTTTTAAAGTCACTTCGATGCTATCAAAGGTTTTATAAACTTCTTGACCGTTCATTCTAAACATCTCCCATTCTAGTAATTGTTATTCGCTCTCCAATACCTACACTGTCCATAGATTGACCAATCAAAAGCCCTTCAATATCATCAACCGATAAACTATAAGCATCAAAGTTCCATTCTTCGCCCTCAAAATCTTTGAGTGTAAAAAATTCTGGAGGAATGTTTTCTTCATATCCTTCCTTCCACTCAACCTTATAGACACAACTTTTTACTAAGCTTTTGACAAAGTGAATTGCCTCTTCGTAAGTCTCAAAGTTTTTAGCGACTTGCCTTGTGTCGTAGCAACCATATTCGCCGCGCTCCACAAAGTATCTTAAATAGGGTTCGTCCTCTTTTTTGTCATAATGTAGGTCGCTTGATTTATGATCTTTGAAGTCAATCCAAAATCGAATTGCGTCATCATCTGAAATTGTTTTGCAAAGATGAGGCATTGCTTCATTATGCCAACATTCATCTTCAAACCCATAAAGAGACAAATCTAGTTTGGCTTTATAGTAGGTTTCTAAATCGTCATAATCTGGAAACTCACTTTCAATTCCACCGCCCCAAATTATACGATAATCAATTAAACCAAGTTCACCTTTGATCCATTCAAAAAGGTGCTTTTCCAACTCTTCTAGATTGTCGCTTGTAATTTCTGAGCGTTCGATCAAAAGGCTATATTTTTTACCACCCATTTTAAGCCACTTATCGTCATGTTTCTGGATGTGATAAAAATTGTGGTAGTCCTTATCTCTGGATGGTTTCTTTTGATCCAAAGACAAATAGACAAATCCATTCCACTCTTGATCATTGTAAGGATCGTTTAACGTGGCAGATATTCTTTTATAAAATTCAAACATTTTGGTTCCCTTCCTTTGATAAAAAATGTTTTGTGATTGTCGGCCAATCTATTTTGTCGGCCTCCGTTTCTCCTAGCTCTTCTGTGAATAATTCTTGAGCTAGATTTTGAAAGCTCTCTGGAGCTTCGCAAGCGTAATAGTCAAACTCTTCTACAAAGGCATCTATTGCACATCTGGTCTCAAGATTGACTAGCGAAATATCTCCTAGCGAAGATACTCTAACTTCAAATTTTTGTGCCAGTTGACGATTTTTATAGCAAGCCTTCACATCTTCGCGTGGTTTGTCGATCTCATAAAACGGATTAAAGACCGATCCTTGCGCCTCTTCGATTTCCTCTTTTGTGTCGCTTATTAAATGCTCGATTTGTTCGGCAGCATAACCGATAGACCGACACTCTGAATGTAATTCCAGGAGGTGTTGTTGATTAAGATATACTCTCACTCTCAAAGCGTTTGCGTGTTCGTCACGCCATGCGATTTGATTGCTAGAGACTATCTCAAGGTCTAAGTCATGAGACTTAAAGACCTTCTGTAGTTCCTCTATATTCATTGTCATTGTTTCCTCTGTTGTTGTCATGCCTTTACTAAGCATGGGATGAGAGCGGATATAACCGCTCTACACCGATGCTTAACTTTTTGCGCGATGCTCAAGCCAATCTTTTTTGAAAAGTTCTTTATTGTATTTTTGTTTCACCAAAACCCCAACTTTCTTAAAAAGCTTTTTTGCGTGGTCTGGATTTGTTTCATTGTAAAGCATCGGATTTATTTCACCGAATACGCATTGCATCAAATAGTCGTGATAAGCGCATTCAAATTGCATTTGCTCATCTTGCATTAATTCCTCCAATTGGTTCATTGCTTAACCTCCAAAGATTTCAAATGTGATGCCGTCATAATATTTGACGGTTTGACCGTTTGGTAAATCAACAAACCATTCGAAGTTTTTTTGCCAAACTCCAAACCGCAAACAAAATTGATTTGAGGCTTGGTTCATTTTGCGCTTTGTTGTGACAGTTTCCCAACCATCTGTGTTGAGTGTTACTTTATTGTCCTTCCACGTCACAATGTCGGTGTTTATGTATCGCACACCGCCAAAATTATCATTGTTGAACCAAGTTGTTTTGTAGTTGCTTAATTTGTCCATTCTAGGCATTGTCTAATTTCCTTTTTGTTACACATTATTAATATAACCCTTTTACAACGTTTTTTAAGAGTTATGCAAGAAAAGAATAAAAAGAGAAAAACCGACACGAAAAACACAAAAGCGCAAGTCGCGCACGCGCACGCGCGAATAATAAAAAGCGTTAAACTTTGCAAGATTTTTGTCGCTTTTGTTATACTTTTGCAAAACTGGAGATTTTGCTTAAAAATAACAGTTTAAAAACAGATACTTAGCAAATCACTTAACATAATGTATATTATGCGAAAAACATTTTTTACTTGATTTTGACTGGATTTTTTTTGTGAGACCCCCCCCACTAAACTTATTCTACCTACTATTATTATAATACATTCCCACACAGTGAAATGTGTGCTACAGTTCTGCTAGGGGTCACTTTCCTGTTTTTGGTATTACTCCCTTACACTATAAAACAATCCTCCCAGTGACCCCCCCACCCCCCTATATTGCTTTTGCAGAATATCATGCTAAAATTGTGAAAAAAAATGAGGTACGAGCATGGCGGGCAAGCCACTGGCAAAGAAGAGAAGAGCTGAGATAGAGCGTAGGGGCGGCGGTGAATATCTGCGTGAGTGGATATTGTCTGGCAAGTCCATACGCAACTTGGCGTCTGACATGGATATGTCTCAAGGTGCGCTTCGGAATATCATATTGAAAAACCCTGAGTTATCGAGTGCTGTTGATAATGCCAGGCGAGATGCGGCGGATGCACATTTTGAGGAAGGGTTTGAGGCTATATCTGAGGTTGGTGAGCGCAGGCAGCGTGAGATTATGGAAGCCTTGAATGGGGATCGAGACATTAGCGAGGCAAATGTTAGCCAGGTTGATTTAGGTTTGCTTAAGCAAAAGGTTGGTCAGCACAATTTAGCGGCGCAAGCTTGGAACCAGGAGCGGTATGGTGGTAGGGCAAATCAGCAGATTAACATTAGTATTGGTGACTTGCATTTAGATGCGTTGCGTAAGGTGAAGGTTGTAGAGCATGAATGATCTTTCGCAGAACACGATGTTGGAGTTTGCCCAACGCTACTCCAAAAAGCCGTCATTGTTTGTGCGTGAGGTGTTAGGTGTTGATCCTTTGGATTACCAGGCGGAGTTTCTCGATGCGATTGCGTCTGGCGAGCGTAAAATTAGTATTAGGTCTGGGCATGGTACGGGCAAGTCAACGGCTGCTTCCTGGGCGATGCTTTGGTATTTTTTGATGCATTATCCGAATAAGGTGGTTGTGACTGCACCGACTTCTAGTCAGTTGTTTGATGCTTTGTTTGCGGAGTTAAAGCGGTGGATTAATGAGTTGCCGGAGGCGTTTCAAGCGTTATTGAACGTAAAGTCGGATCGTATTGAGCATACTTCTGCGCCGAGTGAGATGTTTATTTCAGCGAGAACCTCGAGAGCGGAAACGCCAGAAGCGTTAGCCGGAGTTCACTCAGAACACGTTATGTTGGTTGTAGACGAGGCATCTGGTGTGCCGGAGCAGGTATTTGAGGCGGCGGCAGGTTCTATGTCTGGTCATAATGCGACCACGATTATGTTAAGCAACCCCACGCGAAGTAGTGGTACGTTTTTTGAGAGCCAGAATAGAATGGCGGATAGTTGGTGGACTAGGCGTTGGTCGTGTGTTGACAGTCCGTTAGTTAGCGATGAGTTCATTGAAGAGATGAAGTTACGCTATGGTGAGGAAAGCAATGCTTTTCGCATCCGTGTATTGGGTGAGTTTCCTCTTGCGGATGATGATACGATCATTCCGTTTCACCTGGTAGAGAATGCATTGCATAGAGATGTTAAGATTGATGAGGAAACGTCTAGCGTCTGGGGTTTGGATGTGGCTCGGTTTGGTCAGGATAAAACAGCGTTATGTAAGCGCCAGGGTCCGATTGTGACTGAGTTACGGTCCTGGACCGGGTTGGATTTGATGCAGACTGTTGGTCGAGTTGTGGCGGAATATGAGAGCTTACCCCCCTCACGCCAACCTACACAGATACTTGTGGACAGTATCGGTGTAGGTTCTGGTGTGGTCGATAGGTTAAATGAGATTGGTTTGCCTGTTCGTGGTGTTAATGTTGCGGAAGCCCCTAGTATGGGTGATACTTACTTAAATTTGCGTAGTGAGTTGTGGTTTAAGACAAAGGGTTGGCTTGAAGATCGTGCTTGTAAGTTGCCCAAAGACGATCAGTTGGTGGCTGAGTTAACCAGTATTCGGTATAGTTTTACGTCCTCTGGCAAGATGAAAGCTGAGAGTAAGGATGAGATGCGTAAGCGTGGCTTGGCTTCACCGGACTTGGCTGATGCGCTATGTTTGACGATGGCAAGTGATGCGGCGACTGCTTTGTCTGGCGCATTTAGTAGTTGGAGAAATAACATAAAACGCAATTTG